TAGTATTGAGTGTAAGTGCCAGGAGTCTTTGAACATTTGGAAAGCATACGATCAAGCATCTGCAAACTGCGGTAAGCATGAACCATTAGTTATCATCAAAAGAAATAGATCTAAAACTTTAGCTGTCGTAGAGGCTGAGTATTTTATTAAGCTGCATAAAGATTAAAAAAAAAGGACCCGAAGGCCCTCTTAGTTTTACTGCTTTAATTCAAAAACTCTCGATAATTTTTCATTAGAAGATTGTACCCAATCTTTTTCAGAAACATGCTTTGTCATTCTATACTCTAAAGTTGCATGTTCAGCGCAATGTGGTCTTTTGAATTTTTTTCTATAACCAACCCAATGACCAAGACCGTGTACTATTTCTGCCCAACCTTTTGATGTATTAATTACAAAATTTCTTCTACGACACCAAGTATGTCTATTTCCAGAAACTTCTATAATTGTGTATGGGAACTTGGTGCGCATTTCTTTTTTCCATAAAGCTTTAACCGCTTTACTTGCAATTTTGAAATCTACTGGCTTGCCATGCCAAATAGAAGGCTCTACTCCAATTGATTTCCAAATTTCATTTACTTTGTTGTACCAAGCCATCGACTCTTTCGATGTTTTCATTTCTCTCTCCCATGCTTTCGCACATTAGTTAAAAGGATTTCCAAATTGTTAAAGAACACTAAACCAAATGTTTATATACTTTGGTTACATATAGTATAACACAAAACAAGGAAAGTTATAAGACCCTTATGTTTAAAGGGTTTCAGGAGATTGAGTTTTTAATTATTTGATGTTTTTGTACAAAAAACAAACGTAAGTTATTGATTTAAAAACATTTGCGCAAATTAAATGCTGTTTATTTGTATCAATTTATCTAAATACCATCTGGCTTTTTTTAGGTCTTCTACGCCATTCTTATTTTCATAACGCCATAAGTATTTCATGCAGCAGGCTTTTAGATGGCCTCTGAATTGTTCAGCACTCATACTGGCTTGGATTGCATCAATACATTCGATTGCATCTGAAATGTAATGATCTGGATTTATATTATCCTTGCTCATCAAAATCCAAAGTCACAATATTAGGACTGTTGTAAATGGTAGGTTTACCACCTTTCAAAATTTTGTTTATACCTTCTAAGTATTCACTCATATCTATCCAGGCTAAATCCATTTGCTTGTTGGTTATTTTGAATATCTTGCAAGCGTATGGTGGTTTCTTTTCTTGCGCCACAAAGACAAACTCTTTCACTTTGTATCCCGCAGCTTGTAAACCGCGTCTGTACCATGCCGCTTGCTGCAAGTAGCCATACTTTAATACTGATTCTTTAAACGCATCAGGACTGCAACTGAACGTGGTTTTGTAATCCACCGCTACAATATCATTTTCTTGGTGCGGACCTGGCGGAGAACAGATAACATCTGGTCTGCATTTGCAAAGTACATCACCCTCGTACCAAAAAAAAGATGCTTCAGCGATCTTGCCATTGCCATTCAAATACATATTGCCTTCGTCAATCATGTTATCTCGCATAGCAAAAATATCATGATATTCTCTTTCTTTTATTACAATAAGACCGCGATCAATAAACTCTTGTTTTAGTTCTTTATTGGCTTTGGTATAGGGTGAGCCAACCACTACTGCAATTTGTTTATTAAACTCCTCTTCGCCTTCGACTAGCATGGCATGTGCTGCTGTACCAAAGTGCATCGCAGAAGTCGTTTCTTGCTCCACTTCTATAGCGTGAAGTTGAGATTCACCAAATTTACGGACGTAAGAAGAACTTACGCCTACCTCAGAGTGATAAACCTCATTAGGAATATCATTGTAAACAAGGGCATCGCCTCTTGGGGTAGATTCATACGCTTCTAGTTCTGGTATCTTTTTCATTTTTTTTACCTTTTATTTTGGTGTAATGAATTTCATCATGTTCTAATTTGTTTTTAATTAAATCCCTAATTTGAACCCAGGTGGGTTCTTTAGGGAACGTAAGATCAATTCTGATAATAGTTTTCATCAGAATGGAATCTCATCATCAAGTTCAACCCTTTCAATCTCTGGCTCTGGGTCATTAGCTTTTTTGCCTAGCTCTTTTTGCATACCAAAGTAATCGCCTTCTTGAAGATTCAAGTGATACGATAAATTATCTTCTTCATCATATTCGAGCAGCAAAGTTTCTATGATATTTTTATTTAATAAAGGTTCAGGCCAATAATTAAACTTAGCAAAAACAATTTGCATGTTTTCAGCCATAGATTTACGACTGTCATATCTTGGCTTGCCAATAGAAATCCAGTATTCAGTAATTGGTTTTAAGTCATCACCACGAAAAGACAATTCAAACTCGGTCTTATCGTATGGTAAATAAAAAAACCCTTCTTGTTTTACACGTTGGAAGGGATAACAACGTATTGGATCACCGATCCCCATCTAACGCAGCCTGGTACGCTTCTTCAAATAAAGCAGGATGATGATTTCTGACGTAACTAACGAAAGACATTATCCGATTGATTGATTTCCAATCTTGAAAAAAAGATTCGGTGTGATTTAAGTCAAACGGTTCAAAAGCCACTGGCTTTTCTTTTTGCTTGACCGTTATTTTAGTACGATAAGATTCCACGTTTTGTTCAGCAAACTTCTGTATTTCGTCTTGCATTTTATTCTCCGAATAATTGAATGAATAATGATGATAACATAAAATCATTGGACATGTAACCATTCTTCTGTTAACTTTATGTTTCATACATTAAAACTAGGAGAAAGAAGATGGAACAATATAAAACGCATAACGGTAAAGTTATTATTACTTATAAGAAAGACAGAACGGTTATTGATTTCGATAACGATGAGTTAGCTGAGTTTAGAGCTAAGTGCTGTAAATCAATCGACGCTTTGGATGGCGCAATTGAATTTAGTGGTGACATGTATATGCGGGAGTTTTTTGCATTAAAAAGTTTCGTTGATGACATCAAATGGCATTTTAACTTTAAGCGTCCTAAAGACAACCAGTATCACGGCTCGTTGATCGCGGGTAACAGCCCAAAAGCGTATTACCACGATAACTCTGATCGTCCAAAAAAAGTCAATGTGGGTCGCCCAAAGAAGGTGTCCGATGAGTGATGAATACACTATTTCATTTGATATGTGGAGTAGGCAAATGTATTTTGCAAATCGAACAGAAAGAAATCAATATAAACTAAAACCTTATCCTTCGTTTGAAGATTACTTTGATAAAAATAAGGATTTTCTGAAACTTAAATACGAGGAGTTTAAGCAATGAATTGGAAATGCGAATGCGGTGGTGAGATAGAATGGCAAGAAGCCGAGCCTGATGTTGGTTTATTTGGTGAGGGAAATTATTGTGTTGATTGCGGGGAAATCCCCGATGAAGACGGTAATCCAGCCATTGACCCTAATGAATATATTCCAGATGTGGAAAGGATATAGGTATGAAATTTTCTAAATATACAATCGTTAATGAAGTTATCATGCAAATAGTAGGTTTATTTGCCAAGTTAAATGAAGAGGATCAAAAGTTAATAATAAAGACCTTGCAGCAAACAATGGCTCGCAATAAAGAGCCAGAAGACGATGATCTCGAAGCAAAAGAAGAAGAGCAAAGATTGCAAAACGCCAATCAACAGCATTTGTCTGATCTTGAAGAGATTGATAGTTTACTAGATTAAAGTTTACGAGGTGTATTAGGTTTTGGTATTTTAATTAATACTCTAAAAACGACAGTATACTTAATGATAGCCAAAAAAAGAGGCCAAGCTATCGCCTCACCTTTACTAAGGAAAGAATATGTTATTAGCAGATGGGTTTGATGAGGCAATAATTGGGCAAACATACGATGTTGCCGTACAAGAAGACCGCCTTGTCTATTCGTTAGTCAAGTGCGTTGAGATATTGGTTAAAGATGGCATGACCGATGAAGAAGCATTTGAATACTTAGAATTCAATACTTTATGCGCATATGTCGGTCAAGATCAACCGATTTTTGTAGATGACCTGTTAGATTTTGACTTAGACACACTATAAAATGATATACTGCCTTATATGGCAGAACTTAACGTAATTAAATTTAAACGCCCTGAACCCTCCAATGAAGAAGCCAGGGTACGCCTAGATCGTCTATTCGAAGACTTCGTAACTCGCGGGGTTTCACCCCAAGATATGTCGGAACTGATATTTGCTTATGGAATTTCAGAGATAATTAATTACTCTGCTGCACCTGAACACGGCCTTGAAGCAATATCAAAACTTCTCAATAATAATTTTGACTTAGAAATGCGTAATGATGTCATATTTGACCCCGATTACTAGGTTCTGTCAAAAAGGTCATTGCCCATGACAAAACTATTGGCTTGAAACCCTTACTATTAGGACTTTTGGCGTTTTGTCAGTTTTGCATGTCATAGCGCCTTAGTGACAAAATAAATATAAATAATTAAGTAAACACCCTCTCATAAGAAAAAAAGGAATGGGTAAGTAGTAATATATATGACAAAAGGGGGGTTATTAATAAATATATATACTGTAGCCCTTTAGATAAGCGGAATTAGTTTTGTCACACACTCTATGACAAAACTCCAATAAACTAATTAAACTATGACAAAACTAAAAAACAAAAAAGTAAGGAAAGTGCTGCATCCAGATGTATTGGAATTGCTTGAATCAGAATTCGTTGTTAAACTAGCGAAAACATTTCCTGGAGCAAGACTAGTAGATGCGACAACCAAAAAGAAACCTTAATGTGGAAGCTACCCTTGAAGAAGGTGTTGATGAGATGCCAATTGAGTATTTGAATCAAGATGAGAAGAATTTAACTAAACGACAACGCCTAATGGTCTGGAATTTAGTCAATGATCCATTATTAACCTTTAGAGATGCCGCTCGTAAAGCAGGCTATAAAAACTGCACAATAATCTCTCGACTGATGAGTAAGAAGGAAAATAGTTCTTATTCACATGTAAGACGCGAATATGAGCGCCTAATGGTAGAGGCCAAGAAAAAGTTTGAATTAACGCATGAACGAGCAGTCGAAGACTTATATAAATTGCGTGATGATGCGTGGGGTAAAGGTGCATTCAATGCAGCTATACAAGCCCAGGGATTGTTATTGAAGGTCGGGGGACTTATCATTGACAGGCGCGAAGTCTTGCACGGTAAAATAGATCAAATGTCAAGGGGTGAAGTAGAAAGACGGCTTCAAGACCTACTCGGACAAAAAGTAGTCGGGTCAATTGAGCATCAGTCGGGTGATAAACAAATCGAAAGTAAGTAGTCGGGTCTATAGGTCGGGTTATTAGTCGGGATTGTCGGCTTCTTTGCGCTTGCGTTCTTTTTCTTTACGCTCATTGTGTTGGGCTTTCACCCAAGCATCCGTTCTTTGCTGCCAGTCGGCATCATTCATTAGATAGCTCTTCTTTTATCTTAAAAATTTTTTTAAAGTGTTAAGTTCTTCTTCGGATATATTCATAACAGAATTAACCCAAACAGCACTTGTATCATTCCAATATTTCTCTCTATCTTTATCAAAGTAATCATTATCTCCAAACTCAATACCATAAAACTCAGATAAGATTTCTCTATCGGTTATTTTGCCTTTCAGATAATCATCTTCAGTAAAAGTATTCCAATAATCCCATTCGTCATATTCTCTTTCTCCGTCTTGTATTCCTATCTTAACTATTATCATCAGAAATCTCCTTATCAAATTCACTCCATGAACCAGCGTAATCAGTTAAAACAACATATTCATTGGGATCTTCTTTTGCTAGATCGTTTAATATAAATATCTTATACCCAAAGCTTGTTAATATTTTTGTGAATAACAGTATATTTGCATAACCATCCATCCAATACATGTAATTGCCTTTATCTTTTTTAAAAAGTATTGGTGAATTACTTATAGTTTCAAATCTATCTATTTGGTCAAAATAAAAACTACGTGTAGATGTATGGTAAAGACCATAAATATCATCTATCTCAAATTTTAAACTTATTTCCTTCATCTTACTTTCTCCTATTATTAAACATAATAGAATCCACCATCTCTGGTAGATTCGATATATTCAAGAATCAGAAATCTCCCAATTAATATCTTCAAGTTCATAATAAACAATCTCAGCGTCCACCAATCCGTCTTCTACATCTACACCGATTATTTCGCTTTCGTTTTTAAATTCGTCAGCGTCAAAGTGATAAGAAATCTTTTCATCAAAATAATACATACTTTCCCATTTACCCTCTGATGAATCGTGATCCCATTCCTCATACTCTTTTGCAAAAGTATCATTACCCAACCACACATATTTGAATGATCTGCCATTCTTTAATTCTGCGTATATCAATTTTGATTTTTGATTACTCATCAGAAATCTCCTTCACTTCCAACACTTTTACTGGCGAATACCACGCATCTCTTTCTTGAAAATCCTCTATCAAATTTAAAACGCAATTACTGGTTACTGGATCACCTGTATGACAAGTGAAATCATCTGAAGTATCTACATCAACGATTAATCTTATTTCCACTTGTTTAACTGTCATCAGAAATCTCCTTTTTGAATTGATCTAACCGTTCATCTAATAGATAATCTTCCTCAGTTTTTAAATCTAAACTTTTTTGAAACTGTTGAAATAGTGTTGGGTATGCTTCTTCCCACTTCAAAGCATTATCAGAAAATTCCATTATCTTTGCGATAACAGTTTGATAATCTTTTTCTTCCAAAAGTTCATCTTTTAACTTGGTTTCGCCAAAGGCTATTTCAAAAATCTCCTCAATAAATTTATCTTTATTCATGATTGGCTCTCCTTATATTTGAATATGGAATCATTTACCTTTCTGATATCTATTACCATTTCATCAAAATCGTATCTGTCTTGTTCTTGATATTCTGAGGGAAAAAACTCTCTATCCACAATCTCCCAATCTTTGACAACATAAACTCCATTGTCACAGTTATCAGTATCTAAAGATTTATAAGCACCAACTCCAAGAGATAGAGTTCCACCTAATGAATTACCAATTAATTGAGCAAGTCTAGCGATTCCATAATTTGAATCATCATTGCACCGAATCCCATATAATTTAGCCACATATAAAAATGGTTCAACGCTATCGCGCCCGCCATTCCAATGTAGATATAGTGAGTTCCAATCTTCTTGTGGTGTATCTTCTTCTTTAATTGTTATTACTGCTCTGTTACCCATTTTCTTTCTCCGTAGTTATTAAAAGTCTAGCTTGGATTATACCATGATTAGAAACAAAAAGTATACTAATTAGATATTCATCTTTACTATAAGCGTGAAAATGTGGGGGGATAATCGCATTAGAGGGGGTTCTTGTCCTCATGCATCTAAAACAAAAGAGATCCAGACCCAATGTCGGGCTAACATTTGGTCGGGTCGGGTCTTAACTTGTCGGGTCGGGTCTTATATTTGAGGGATGATATATATAGAGATGATATTGATATATAGAGTGATGATATTGATATTGTCGGGCTGTCGGGTCGGGTCTTATTATTATAGCACTAGTCATGACCACCAGAGAGACTAATGAATGATAGATGATGATGATATATATGGTTCTTTTTTGCCATGCTAGGGCTAGGGCTACCTGGTTTTAATGGCTTATATCGAACCTAGCGAAGCCGTTTATATTATCCAGGCATAAAAAAACCCCAGTTAAGGGGTTAATGGCGGGTTATTTAAATGAGACCGCCGCTCATTTACCACGGAGGTTAATTAGTTAACAACAAATCCGCTATAATCCTTTTTGGCTTTTCCTTTGGCCTTTAGTCCTACAATTACATTAATTGGATCTAAAAACCTAAGGTCGGTTAAGTCACCGTTAATAACTTTTTTACCTTTAAATGTTTCAGGCAATTTATCGCGAAACACTACCGCGCTGTTATTGGGTACAGTATTAAAGTAATTGCTATATTTTTTGTTAGCCTCAGAATAAGACCAAGTTAAACTGTAGTTTTTAATATTGGATACTTTTCTATTCGGTATCTTAGTGTAATCGTAAAACGTTATATTTGGGAACGTATCGAATACATTTAAACCGTTAACCTTGATCAATTCATATTGAATGTCACTAGTACCATTTAAACGAATGGCTGCAACCTTGCCTTTTTTAATACAATGCTTTTCTATCTTTACGATATCAGCGAATAATTGGCGCATAAACTCATTGCGATCATTTAAGAATAGATCGGTTTTACGTTGCCTTGCCTTTTGTATGGATGGATAAACGCCACCTAAACCCGCAGTATTTAAACAGGCATTTTTACATTTAGCCACGTTTTGAAATGGGCATATTTTGGTATTGACTGGGCGTAAGTGCAATATAAAGGTTAAATATTTATCGCTTTGCTTATTGCTCTTTTCGGTTTTTGGATTGCTTCGTCCATTAGATATTAAGTTAAGTTTCATTATATAGCCCTCCGAAGGCTTAGTTAAGATCATAATTAATCTTAATAGAGT